TGTTAGCTGAGACAACCATAATCTTCAGCTGTGGGTCTCTCCAAAGAGACCACACCACATATGCACAAGTAATGAATGACTTAGCTACACCTCGGAAACCCATAAGGATCATACGGTCATTAGGGGGATCTTGGAGTAGCTTTGCAATATCAGACTGCAACGGAGTAGGAGACGGAAGACCAATTGCACGCCACACAAGAGCAGTAAAGAGAGGAAAGCTCTCATAGTAAGGTAAAAGAAGCTCTGCTTCCTTAGTTGATGCTTGAGCCATAGTCCTCCTCAAATCTCTGCTTAGTAGCCTTCAGGAGTCTGCTAAGGGCATTCTCGTCTCCATCACCTGCTTTAGGGATGCAGTTAATACCATTACGTTCAAGCTCCTTAATGATAGCATTGTAGAGCTGTGGGGATCTCTTCTCAGGGTTGTTAAGGTCTTCAAGCATATTGTTAAGCAACTCATTCTGGAGGTTGCCCAATAGTTCTTCAAGATCGTTGTATTTCATTTCTTTCTCTTCTTCTCTAACCAAGGGTCTATCCAGTGCTTCTTAATCATCGTGCAAATACCTACAAATGTATAGACAATAGTAACAATGTAGACCCAATCACTTAAAGGTAACCCCAGAATAACAGCACTAGACACTGCCACTGATGGAGTGATTTGTGCCATGTTTTCTAGGATATTGTTCTGTTCATCAGCCACGCTGTTCCTCAGCCACTCTTCATCAACTTCTCAAAGTTAGCCTTCTTAAAGTGAGCACCCTTAAGGAGCTTTCCATCTTCCCTATATGTTGCACAGAAGTTGCCTTTATCATCCCAAAGCTTGCTAGAATACTCTTTAACAAGCTCATTCATACCTGCCTCAATGTCATAACCACAGGCATTAGCATACTGGACACACACCCAGATAAGGTCACAGAGTTCCTTAAAGTCATTAGCAGTACAAGGCTCCTCAGAAAGCAATTCCTTGTATTCCTCAGTGATGAACTTTCTATAAAGCTTCTGAGCCTTGTCTCGTTCAATTTGATTCTTAGAGTGAGTCATCTCTAAGAAAACCAACAGCATCCCCTGAAGTTCTCTTATAGACATGTTGGTTACTTGATCCATAGTATTTTCCAAAACATTTCTTCCTTTCAATAAACGGTTCAGTAATAAGCACATCCACATTCTTAAGGAGTGCTAAATCTTTAACTTGTTCATACTTCCTGCCTGTCCACATCCAAATAGTCTTCTCAGGGTACAACCCCTTCACAATGGTCACTATACGGCTCACTGAGGGCACGTTGTAGGGTTCCAAGGGGTCACCCCCAAGGATGCTTAGTCCTTCGATCCAAGGGCTTCTGAGAGCCTCTAGGAGGGTATCCATAGTCTCCTCAGTGAACTCCTTACCGTAGTTCTTATTCCAAGCATCCTTGTTAAAGCAACCCTTGCAATGGAGAGAGCATCCAGAGACAAATAAGGACACCCTCAGCCCATCACCATTGGTGGAATCACAGGTATTGATTCCGGAGTAGTTCATACTTACATACTCTTCCTATCTTTGATCTCTGCCATTTTAGCATCGTTCATTCTAGATTTTCCATTGACATTACTGTAACCCAAATACCCACAAACACGAGAAATAATAGAGAGGTTGTGAGAGCCACAATGAGGACAGGTGTTGCCAACATTAGTGCTATGAGAACCACAGTCTTCACAATAAGCTGCATCAAAGTTGACACCCTGATAGAAACCCATTGACATGCCCCTTTCAATAAGGGTTTTAACTGCATTGAAGTTGTTAGGATTATCCAGTCGTACATACTGAATGTGACCCCCATTGCACTTATGAAAAAGTTCATACTCTTTATCCTGTTTCTCAAAAGGGGTTACATCTTCACTAACGTGGAGGTGGAAGGAGTTCGTGAAATAATCTCCGAACTGATTGTCTCCTGTGTATTCACGGTATTGCTTAGCTTGAGTCCCACAAAGAGATTCTGCAGGAGTACCATACAGAGCATAAAGGTAGCCATCTTCTTTCTTAAAGTCCTCAATTCTTTCATTAATGAAATCTACTACATTATTAGCAAATGAAGAATCTTCCTTAAGTGATTTACCTGTAGCAAGGATAGACAATTCATTTAATGCAGTGATACCAAAGGATGCAGTCATGTATTCAACAAGGTCTCCGATCTCATCATCAGGGCTTAGATTACCGTTATGGAGACCCCCTTGAGTGAAGCACATAGGATTCGTACATGCCTTAGTATGACGAATCATGTCATAGCGTTTCTTAAGGAACTCACGGATTACCTGAAGTCGATCCTCAAGGACACTATAGAAACCCTTTCCTTCTTTCCAGATCAACGGAAGATTAAGAGACACTGCACCAATGTTGCAACGACCAATAGTAATGGCTTCGTTTGTCTTAGGGTCGTGCCACTCAGTGAGATATGCACGGCAACCCATAGGACTCGTGATAGCACCAGTGCGTTGATAGATTTCGCCTACCTTACCATGGTTCAAACTAAGGTAGTCAGGGTACATACACTTACTAGAACATTCCACAGCCTTATGGAAAAGTTCCTCATGATCCTCATCAGCTTCAATCTTATCCTCATCATAGAGGAAGACGAGCTTAGGGAAG